GCTCTGGCGTAACCGCGGCGCGTATCTGGTGCTACGCGACTCGCGGCTGCACGGCCCGGAAGGCGCGCCGGTCCCGGTCGACGGCGAGGTCGTCATCGACCGCGCCCGCGTGCAGTTCGTCCAACTCGTCGGAGGTGCTTAGTGGCTGTCGTCGCCAGCGGCGGGCAGATCGCCTCCATTCAGCAGCCGTGGTGGCCGCGGGTGTGGACGCCGCGCCCGGTCGGGGTGCCGCTCTACGGCGACCTGATGGTCGAGTTCGGGCAGCTCTACCGCAGCCAGCCGGCGGTGCGCCGGGTCGTGAGCTTCCTCGCCCGCAACATCGCGCAGATCGGCATCCACGTTTACGAACGGGTCGCTGACGCGGACCGGCGCCGCGCCGACGACCATCCGCTCGCGCATATCCTCGGCCGGCCGAACCCGTACACGACCCGCTACCGGCTGATGGACTCGCTCATTCACGATCTCGCCGTCTACGACAACGCGTACTGGGTGAAGCAGGCGGACCCGGACCCGGCCCAGCGGATGCAGGTCATCCGCATCCCGCCGCAGCAGATGCTGCCGGCCGATGGGACGTGGCTGCAGGCCACCGAGTACGTGCTGGTCGGCAACTTCGGCCGGATGAACCTCGACGCCAGCCAGGTCGTGCACTTCCGCGGCTACAACCCGCACGACCCGCGGCAGGGCTGCTCGCCGTTGGAAACGCTGCGCCGCGTCCTCGCCGAGGAGGAGGCGATGGGCAGCCACCGCGAGGGCTTGTGGCGTAACGGTGCCCGGTTCGAAGGGGTGCTGACGCGGCCGGTGGACGCGCCGCGGATGTCGCCCGAGGCTAAGGACCGGTTCTGGGCGCGGTGGAACGCGTCGCATGCCGGCAGCGCCGGGTCCGGGTCGACGGCGCTGCTCGAAGAGGGCATGGCCTACCAGCAGACGTCGTTCTCGGCGAAGGACGCGCAGTACCTGGAGTCCCGCAAGCTCAACACCGAGGAAGTCGCCGCCGCCTACCACGTGCCGCTGCCGATGGTCGGCATCCTCGACCACGCGACGTTCTCCAACGTCACCGAGCAGCACAAGAACCTGTATCAGGACTGCCTGGGCCCGTGGCTCGTCCAGATCGAGCAGGAGATCATGCTGCAGCTCCTGCCGGAACTGACCCCGAACGAGAACATCTACTGCGAGTTCAACCTCGACGAGAAGCTGCGCGGGAACTTCCAGGACCAGGCGCGCTATCTGCAGGTGTCGGTCGGCGCGCCGTACGTGACCCGCAACGAGGCGCGAGCCTGGGCGAACCTGCCGCCGGTCGAAGGCGGCGACGTCCTCGCCACCCCGTTGAACCTGAGCATGGCGCCCGAGGCGCCGACCGGCGACGAGCCCACGGCCACTGACGACCCGTCCGCGGACACGACCGACGCCACCGCGACCGACGACCTGCAACTCAACGCCCTACTGGACGGGGCCCGCCTCGCGAAAGGACTCCCGGCATGACCAGGCACAAGGCGTTCACGCTCGCGTCGTTCAAGGCGGCCGGCGACGGCCAGCCGCCCGGCACCTTCGAGGCGCTCGTGTCGGTGTTCGGCAACACCGACAGCGTCGGCGACCGGGTACTGCCCGGCGCGTTCGAGAAGTCCCTCGGCGAGTGGCGCGCGTCCGGCGACCCGATCCCGGTCGTGTGGTCGCACCGCTGGGAGGACCCGGCCGCGCACATCGGCTACGTGGACCCGGCCGACGCGCGGGAAACCGACGCCGGTCTGGTCGTGAAGGGCCGGCTCGACGTGGACAAGCCGTTCGCCGGCCAGGTGTACGACCTGCTGAAGGCGCGCCGCGTCAAGGAGTTCTCGTTCGCCTATGACGTGGTGCATGAGTCGAAGTCGAAGGCGGACGGCGCGAACGAACTCGCCGCGCTCGACGTGATCGAGGTCGGGCCGACGATGCGCGGGATCAACCCGGAGACGTCGCTGCTCGACGTGAAGGCACGGCCGGCGCCGAAAGCGTGGGTCACGCTGGACGGCAGCCACGAGGACCTGGCCGAGCAGCTCGACGAGGCCGTCGAGGACTGGGCCGAGGAGTTGGGCGGCTGGGGCTACGTCGAGGCAGTCTTCGACGGCTACCTGATCGCCGGGGTCGACTCGATGATGGAAGACGAAACGACCTTCTACCAGATGACCTACACGGTGGCCGCCGACGAGACGGTGACCCTGGGCCCACCCGAACAGGTGGAGCTGACCGCAGTCGTCGAGTCGGTGGTGAAGGCGCGGCGCGGCGCGCGGCAGCAGAAGTCGCGGCGCAAGGCCGGCCGGGTGCTGTCGGCGGCGAACGAGGCGGACCTGCGGTCGGCGGTCAAGCTCATCAACGGCTGCCTCGCGCAGGTGACCGGCAGCGGTGGCGGTGGCGACTCGGCCGATACGGGTGACGCGAAGCCGGCCGACGACAGCGGCAAGTCGATGAGCCCGACGACGGTGCGGCTGCTCACCGAGTTGGACCTGCTCGGCGTCTAAGCCCCCGAAGTTCCCGCGCAGTCCGCGCGGTGTTACCAGCCCCCTCCGTGGGGCGATCACGCCCTCTAGAAGGAGGCACAGCATGTCCAAGCGTTCCGAGCGGCTCGCCGAGGAACTGCGCCGCGCGATCCAGCCGGCGCAGGACCTCGCCAAGAGCGTCGAAGCCGAAGGCCGGGACTTCACCGGCGAGGAGAAGGGGACCATCGAGGCGTCGGTGAAGGCGGCCGGCGACCTGCGGAAGGCCCGCGACGAGGCGCTCGCCGATGAGAAGCGGATGGCCGAACGCGCCCGTTTCGGCGTCGACCTCGGCATCGTCCCGCTCGGCGCCGGCACGCCCGCCGAGCGGAAGGGGACTATCGGCGAGCAGTTCACCGGCTCGCCCGAGTTCAAGGCGATGCTCGCCGGGTTCCACGGCGGGCACATCGGCGACACGGCGCGGGTGTCCTCCGCGCCGGTGCAGTACAAGTCGCTGTTCACCGGTGCGAGCCTGACGTCGGCCGGCGCCCTGGTGCAGCCGGACATTCTCGGGCTGCGTGACCTCGGCACGTTCCAGCGGCCGCTGCGGGTCCGCGATGTGGTCACGACCGGGCAGACCGGCAGCGACACGGTCGAGTTCGTGCGGGTGACCGGCTACACGAACGCGAGCGCGCCAGTACCGGAGGCGACGACCACAGCCGCGATCGGCGGCGAGGTCACGGCCGCACTCGGCGGCGTCAAGCCCGAGTCAGGGCTGACGTTCGAGCGGGTCACGACCAACGTGAAGACGATCGCGAGTTGGTTCCCCGCCACGAAGCGGGCCCTCAGTGACGCCAGCCAGATCAGCACGATCATCGACAACTTCAGCCGGTACGGCCTGCAGGAAGACCTCGAAAACGAGGTGATCCGCGGGGACGGGTCCGGTGAGCACTTCACCGGGCTGCGGCACACCAGCGGCGTGCAGGTCCACGCCTACGACACGGACCTGCTCACCACCGCCCGCACCGCGATCACGAAGGTGCTCTACATCGGCCGGGCGACCCCGACCGGGTTCCTGATGAACCCGTCGGACTGGCAGGCGTTCGACCTGTTGAAGGCGAACACCGGCCAGTTCTACTTCGGCGGGCCGCTGCAACTCGGCACCCCGACCCTGTGGGGGCTGCCAGTCATCCAGACCGAAGCCGTCCAGCAGGGCACCTGCTATGTGGGTGACCTGCGGCAGATGGTGATCTGGGACCGCGAGCAGGCCGCGATCACCGCGACCGACAGTCACAACGACTTCTTCATCCGTAACCTGGTGGCGATTCTCGCCGAGTTGCGGGCGGCGTTCGGAATCATCCGGCCGTCGGGAATCGTAAAGGTCGCGCTGACTGCACCGCCGGCCTCGGGCGGCTGATGCCCACCTGCCGTATCTGCGGGGCCGCGCATGGGGAGTGCGCGGCTCCGCAGTCGGCGCCCAGCCGAGTCACTGAGATCAGGGAGGGGATGGACGTGGCCGGCCCGCTTGAAGACGTCGACGTCGAAATCCGTCCGGGGATCATCGCCCGGCTGCAACTCGACGAGCGGGACCGGGCGCTGCTCGTCCCAGTAAAGCGATCCGAACCCGAGCCGAAGCCGGCGCGTAAGGCGCGTCCGGTCGCGGCGAACAAGGCTGCTGGGACGGCGCCGGCCAAGTGAGGATCCTGGGTTTGGCCGGCGACGACTCGGGGAGCGGGTTCTACCGCGTCCAGTTGCCGCTGGCGATGTTGGCCGACCACGGCCATCAGGTCCGTGGGCTGACCCAAACGCCCGGGCCGATCCCGTGGGCGCGGTTGCGAGTCGGCCCCGGGCCCGAAGAGTCCCCCCTCGGGTCCGGGGTCGTCGCTGTCGAGGTTGAAATCCGGCCGGGCGAGGTCGCCACGTTCCAGTTGGACGCGAAGGCCCGGGCGAAACTGCCGCCGGTCCCGAACGACCCGGTCGACCTTGTCGTCGGCCAGCGGATCGTGCGGCCGGACCTGCTCGCCACCTGGCGGCGGCTGGGTGCGGTGACTCGGCGGGTGCTCGACCTCGACGACGACCTGTTCCGCATCCCACCGGACAACCGGCGGGCCTACGGCATCTATTCGGTGCCGCAGGTTCAGACGACGCTGCGCGAGGCCGTGGCGCTGTCCGACCTGGTGACCGTGTCGACGGAGCCGCTGGCGCGGGCGGTCCTCGACGAGTGCCAGATCGACCCGGCGCGGGTCGTCGTGCTGACCAACCGCGTGCCGGCGAGCCTGCTCGCCGTCAACCGGACGCGTCGCGACCGGGTCACGGTCGGCTGGGCGGGCAGCCCGAGCCACGAGCCGGACATGGCGCTGGTCGCCGTACCGCTCCGCAAGTTCCTAGACCGGCATCGCGACGTCGACCTGCACCTGATCGGCCATGACTGGCGTTCGGCGATGGGCTTGCGTCGCAGCAACGTCCGCGTGACCGGCTGGGCCGAGTCCCTGCCGGCCTACTGGCGGTCGATCGACTTCGACATTGGCTTAGCGCCGTTGGCGCACTCCATCTTCGCGATGAGCAAGAGCGCGATCAAGGTGCTGGAGTACGGGGCGCTGGGCATCCCGTCCATCGCCTCCGACGAGGCGCCCTACCGGGACGCCATCGTCGACGGCGTGACCGGGTTCCTGGTCCGCCGGCCCGACGACTGGGAACGCCGGCTGCACGATCTGGTCTGCGATGCGGCGATGCGCGCCGAGATGGGTGCGGCAGCCAAGGCGCACATCGCCGCCAACCACAGCATGAACGCCGGCTGGCAGGACTGGGAACGCGCGTACGGGGCGCTGTGCGGCGCTCAGACGGCCGCTACGCCACGAAACCGGCCCGACCGGACTGTGACTACCCGACGCGTCCCCGTCCCTGTACGGGCGTCTCAACGACAGAAGGTGGGGTGACATGGCCGACGAACGGGTCGTCCGCGGTGCGGTCGCCACCCTCACCGTCGAACTCGCCGACTCCAACGGCGACCCGGTCACCGTCCACAGCGTGACGGTCGAGGTCGTCCGCGACGCCGACGCGACCGTGCTGGTCGCATCCACGGCGGCGACCGACCTGACCGGCGGCGTGTGGGGCGTCGACCTCCCCGCGCAGACCGTCCTCGGCACCGCGACCGCGACCTGGGCGGTCGGCGACTCGACGATGACCACCACCGCCGAGGTCGTCGGCGCCCGCATCTTCACGCCGGCCGAACTGCGCCGGTCCGACCCGAGCCTCGCCGACGCGACGAAAGTCACCGCCGCCGACATCGCCGACGTGACCGCCGAGGTCGAAGACGAGTTCGCCCGCATCTGCGGGGTGTCGTTCATCCCTCGCGGCGCGGTCGAAGTCCTCGACCCGCGGCCCTGGTGGTATGAGAGCCCGTCGCGGCACCTGCTCGTCCACCCGAAGGTCAACGC